ATGGATCCAAGCAGATGCAGAAAAAGATAAGTCTGCAGCATTGGGATTCACTACTCCTCCAGGTACATGGTACATAGGTGGTCATGTAGAGGATGATGCTTTATGGCAAGATGTAAAGAATGGAATCTTTAAGGGATGGTCTTTAGAGGGTTATTTTTTAGAGCATGAGGAGAAGATGATGGATGAGTATGTCATTGAGCAGATACTTGATGAGATGATTGAGGAGCTTAATATACTAGAGCATCCATGAGAGAGCTGATGAAAAAGTTAATCAGTGCCAATGATGATATGAGCTCAAAGAGATTTGCAGCTCTTGTGTGTACTGCTGCTGTGATTGTATTGGCATTCATTGCAACTGTTGCAGATCAGCATAAGATATGTCCTGAGTTCATGTATAGTTCACTGTGCTTGATAGCAGGTGGAGGACTAGGCTTATCAGTGATAGAAAAGATATTTGAAAAAAAGAACAAATAAAATATACTATAGATCATGGAAGTAAAAGACCGTATTTATCAAATCATGGCAAAGGCTCAGGAGAAGCTCTCTGCTCATGGTATCAAATTATCAGTAGATGAGTCTGCTGAAGTTACAAAAGAGGAGACTGCAGAAGCTCTTAAATTCATGGTAGAGACAGCTCTAGAAGATGGCACGATTGTATTTACACCGGCTGAGAGCTGGGATTTGGGTGTTGAGATATACACTAAAGATGCTGATGGTAATCCTGTGGCTCTTGTGGATGGTGACTATATTGTCGCTGATGGCACTGTCTTATCAGTGGTTGAGGGCAAAGTATCAGCAATCACTCCTCCTGCTCCAGAAGCTGAGGCACCAATGGTGGAAGAAGCTCAGGCAGAGGCTGAGGTTTTGACAAAGCAATATGTTGATGATGCATTGAGCACATTGACTGAGCAGTTCAATAGCTTGAAAGCTGAGTTTGAAAAGATGCTATCATCTAAAGAGATTGAGATGGCTGAGGTAAGCAAAGAGCTTGACACAGTGAAAGCTGCTTACTCTGCTCTATCATCTCAAGCTGCTGCTGTATCTGTTAAGCAGACTGCAGTTAAAAAAGAAATCAAGCCTATGATTGAGTACAAATCTGCTGCTGATCGTATCAAGGCTATAATCGCAAATAAATAAATTTAATATAAAGAAAAAATGGCAAGTAATTTAACCATCTCATCAAGCTCGTATGCTGGGGAATTAGCTTTACCCTACATCCACGCTGCTCTTTTGACAGGAGACACCATCGCTAATCGCTATGTGACTGTCAAAGAAAATGTAAAATTTAAAGCTGTATTGAAGAAATTAGCAAGTGCTGGCTTAGTAAAAGCTGCAGGTTGCTCTTTCGATAATAGCACATCTACTTTGACTTTGTCAGAGGCTGTATTGCAAGTTACTGATTTGATGACTAACATCGAGGTATGTAAGGAGCAGTTTGCATCTGATTGGGAGGCAATGCAGACAGGAAGAGGATATATCAATGATGTTATCCCTGCTAACTTTGCTGACTTTTTAGTGAGCTATTTAGCCGGTAAGGTCTCTGAACAAATTGAATTTACCTTATGGCAAGGTAATTTTTCAGGAGCTATTGGTGGAGCTAGTGGATATACTGCTTTTGATGGCTTGATGAAAAAGTTACAAGATGCATTTACTACATCTCCTAGCTACAATATTGCTTCTGCTTTGACTCCTGCAGGTGCTAATAGTACTACTGCAATCATGACAGCTATTGATGCTACTGTAGCAGCAATTCCTGCTAGTATTATGGGATCTCCTAACACTAAGTGTTATATGAGCCGTAAGACCTTCCAGGTTTACATGCAAGCATGTATGGCTGCTGGTACCGGTGGACCAACTTTACCAGCAGGTGATGCTATCTTGAAGCAAGTATATGGATATGAAATCTATGTATGCCCTGGATTCCCAAATGATTGCTTATTGTTTGCTCAACCTGATAACTTGTTTGTAGGTACTGACTTAGTATCTGATCAGAACGAAGTTAAGGTAGTAGATATGAGCTTGACTGATGCATCTGACAATGTCCGCATGGCTATGAGATATCGTTTCGGTACTCAGGTTGGTTTCACTGGAGATGTAGCTGTAGCTTACTAAGATAAACATTAACACATAAAAAGGGGCGGGGTACTTATAGCTCCGCCTTTTTTATATAAATACTTAAAAAAATAAATATATGTCATGTTTAGCTAGCGCGGGATTCCTTGTAGATTGTAAATTAACAATCGGAGGTATCAAATCTTTTTGGATTGGCTCTTATGCCACCATCCATAACAATGGGACTATTGATCCCACTACTGCTCAAATCACTGCTCTGCCATCTACAAGCTGGTATGAGTTCGATATGAAGCAGCACACAGGTAATTTTACTGAGGTTGCTACTGTCTCCAAAGAAAATAATACTATTTTCTATACACAGACTTTAGTAAGTCAGTTCACTCAATTATCTGCAGCTCGTAGATTACAGCTTGATACTCTTTCTAGAGGTCGTCACTGTATTATCATACTTGATAACAATGATAACTACTGGCTTATGGGCTATGTAGATGGAGCAGAGGTATCTACTGAGAGCACTGAGACAGGTACTGCCAAGGGTGATTTCAATGGTTATAAAGTTACATTCACTGCAGAGGAGAAATCTAAAGCATACAGATTAGCTGCATCCATCACTGATAATTTTGATGGCACTATCGTTGCCGGTACTCTTTAATTTTTAATTATATTTGTGCATGTTTTTTGTACAATGTAATAGCATTGATCAAGTAGCTCACCTTGCACTAAAGCAAGGGAGCTCTTGGTTAAGTCCTGGAGCTCATCCTTATCTTTTGAGATTTGTGCATGAAGCTACCGGTAAGGATTTAGTAGTGATCCCTAGTATCACCTTTCAGAGTGAAAGGATTACGACACTACTCTTTGATACTGATAACAATGATCCATTAAATAGGGGCATGTTGTTAGCAGATCCGGGAAGATATGCATACTATGTCTATCAAAATAGCACTCCTGTTAATCTATTGCCTAACTTATCTTTGGGATTAATAGAGCAGGGATTCATGGAGGCACTACCGACAGAGACATACTACAATACTCCGACATTCAACACACCATCAGACTATATTTATAATGGATAATATAACGAATTTGCAGCTTGCAAAGTACATCAAGATAGAGGAAGTAGAGAAAGAGAGCAGACAAGGATGGGTTGAATGGGGTGAGGGTAATATGATGCCACAGTACTTGATTGATTTATATCAGTCATCTCCTGTGCATGGTAGCTTAGTGAATAGTATTTCCTTTATGATTGCAGGTAAAGGATTCAAAAGTGAAAATCCTGCAGCTCAGGTACAGATATCAAAGCTCAAGCTAGATGATATCCTACCTGCATCAGCATTAGATTTGAAGTTACAAGGTGGAGTCTATTGGGAAGTAATCTACTCAATGGACCACAGCAAAATAGTTAAGGTCAATCATCTTCCTTATGAGAATGTCAGATTAGCCATTAGCGACAGCGAGGATGAAGTTTGTGGGGTTTGGTATAGTAGAGACTGGGCAGATATCAGAAAGCAAAAGAATCGTCCTGAGTATGTGCCTATGTTTAATCCCGAAGATCCATCACCTAGACAGATTCTTTTCTTTCACATGCATAGCGTGGGATCATTGTACTATCCTAGACCTGACTATATCAGTTCAAAGGATTGGATTGAATTAACCAGGCATATCAGTGAGTATCATGTGAACAATATTCTCAATGGATTCTTCCCATCATTTCATATCAATTTTGGTAATGGTGAGCCATCACCCGAGGCTCAGAGAATGATCATGAATGAGATTGAAAGGAATATATCCGGCACTCAGAATGCAGGTAAGTTCCTTATTACATTCTCAAAAAGCAAGGATGAGAGTCCTGAAATACAGCCATTCCCTGTGACTGATGCTGATAAGCAGTATCAGTATTTATCTACTGAGGCTACTTCTCAGATCATTGTAGCTCATAGAGTGACTTCTCCTCTACTTATGGGAGTAAGAACTGATGGCAATGGATTGGGATCTAACACAGACGAGATAAAAGCAGCTTTATATGTGTTTACTAAGCAGGTCATTGAGCCATTTCAAAGAATTATTACTGATGCAGTTCAGGATATATTGGCATATAATGGTACTCCTGCCACTGTCACTATTGAGAAAAATGATATTATTGAAATTGCTCAAGAGGCAGGGGTAGTAAGTGGACCAGCAGATAGTGCAGCAGCTCCTGTAGATGTAGCTAGTCAAGCCTTAAATGGTGCTCAGATTGCATCTTTGCTTGAGATCATAGTACAGACTACAGCCAATGTACTCACAGTGCCATCTGCTAAAGCTATCACTGTAGCATCTTTCCGCATGCTTTCTCCTGAGCAGATTAATAGCATATTTGATAACCTATAGATCGGAATAGAGTCGTGTAGGGACAGATTGGAGATCAAGGAGATCGCGGCAGCGTAACAATAATAAACACGGTACAGTAAATACGAGGGTCACAAGGCAAAACGAAGAGAGCACGCTTACTAAATACAAGATAGAT